GGCTTTCTCTCTCCAATTTTTTTACAAAATTTTGGGGTTATCCACAAGCGGGTAAAACCAGTCAATATTTGTGAGTTATCATCGGTTCATGGCAGCCAACAAGAAAACCGCACAGAAACCGGCAGAACCGGTAAATAACGTTCAGGCAGTCAGCAGCTACCTCGACGGGCTATACCCGGACGGAATACCAAGAGAGCATTGGCCAATCGTGCAAGTAGTCCGGTCGTTAGCAGTTGCCGTGGACACGTTGCCTGACCAACCGGCATTGTGGAAACAGTACCGTGAAGCATTGTGCGACCTTGACGAGTTGCACGCATACGAGGAGGACAAACTTGACGCAATCATTACGCGTTTGCAAGCCCCGGTTGACAACACGGAGGACTGACCGTCCGACAAGGGGACATGAGGTAGCAAGGGTTGCTGAGATGTTAGGCACCCCACTTATGCCACACCAACGGCACGTTGTTGATATTGCGTTGGAACAGGAAAACGGCAAACCGGCTTACAGCGAAGTCACGCTAACTATCCCGAGACAGTCCGGTAAGTCAACCTTGTTGTTGGCGGTCATGGTGTGGTCTGCGTTGCAAGGCAACCGGCGACGTATCGCCTACACAGCACAGACGGGTTCAGATGCCCGTAAGAAACTTGTGCATGACTTTATGCCTGCGGTGCAAGAATCCGATTTTGAACCGTTAACCACTTTTAAGTATGCGAACGGTACTGAGTCAATAACGTTTGATAACGGGTCACGTATCGAACCGTTGCCGTCCACGTTGACTGCGGGTCACGGTATGACACTTTCGGGTGGTGCGTTCATTGACGAGGCGTTTGCCGATACTGACGACAGGCGTGAACAATCGTTGCTGCCTGCCATGGTGACGTGTGATGACGCGCAGCTGTGGGTGGTGTCAACTGCCGGTACGGAACAGTCCACCTATCTGAAACGTAAAACCGAAATAGGACGCAACGCTGTGTTGGAAGGTGTGACTAGCGGTATCGCATATTTTGAATGGTCTGCACCTGACGACGTGTTAGATATTGACAACGAGGACGTGTGGTGGGAATGTATGCCTGCGTTGGGTAACACCGTCAAAATTGAGAAGATACGTCACGCACGGCAAACCATGCCGGAATCAGAATTTAGGCGTGCCTATTTGAACCAATGGACTAAAACAGATGACCGGGTGATACCTGAACTGTTGTGGAATGAGGTGCAGACGGACAGCAAATGGCCAGATGGCGGTTTGGTGTTTGGTGTCGATATCACGTTAGACCGTTCACGGGCAAGCATCGTTGTGGCGGATAGTGAAGGCACCATGGAACTTGTAGATAACCGGGACGGCACAGAATGGTTACCGGCACGTATCCATGACCTTGTAGCAGCCCACGGTGGGCGTGTTGTCATTGACCAATATTCCCCGGCAGGCAACCTTGTTGACGTGCTAAAAGATATTGAGATAGTGAAATACAGCACCCGTGACAGCGTTTCAGCTGCCAACGCACTTTATGACGCAATCATGCAGAACGATGGAATAGCGGTCAGACCCCATGAAGCGTTAACGGTTGCGGTTGCGTCCGCAAAGAAAAAACCGGTGGGTTCCGGGTGGCTGTGGGCGCGTGTTGACCCGGCAGCAGACTTGTCACCGTTGCACGCAGCTAGCGTGGCGTGGCATTGTGCTAAGTTTCGGCCTAAGAAAACCAAAACACCGATGGTATTCTAGGAACCACTATGGGTATCTTCTCACGTCGCAAGACTGAACAGCGCGCAAGCGAATTCCCGTTTGTTTTGCCGACGGCAAACTATTTGCAACCCTTACAAGGCGCGTTGCATATTTCACCGGCAACAGCGTTAACTATTCCTGCGTTGTATCGTTGCACCAACCTTATTTCAGACAGTATTGGTGCGTTACCGTTAGCGTCCTATCGGAACGGTGACCGGGTTAAACCACAACCCGCCATTTTGGAACAGCCAGACCGCACCATGACTCGTATGGATATGATTGCGTCAACCGTCATGTCTTTAGTGATTGACGGCAACGCCTACTGGCTTCTAGGCGACCGTGACGAACTTGGCTACCCACGGCAAGCAGTTTTGTTGGCACCGGACGCGGTGTATATCGAAACAGCCCAAAACGGTGCAACTATCGCATACCGTGTGGCGGGTCAGACATACCAGCCGGAAGACATTTTGCATATTCGTGGGTTGACGTTCCCCGGTTCTGTTAAAGGCATGTCCATTATTGAACACCACCGGCGCACGTTAGGTATCTCTATTGCCGGTGAAGACTGCGCTAGCGAACTGTATAACGCAGGCGGTCTACCGGTAGGTGTGTTGGAAGTTGACGCAGACATAACCCGTGAAGAAGCAGACGCACTAAAAGCGGGTTGGATAGCCAACAACGGTGGACGCAACCGCACACCGGCAGTTTTAGCAAACGGCATTGCCTACAAACCGTTGTCATTCTCGGCACATGACCTAGAACTAATTGACGCACGCAGATATAGCGCACAGCAGGTTTGCACGTTGCTAGGTGTACCACCGCACATGGTGGGTGTCGCAATGGACGGAACGTCAATGACGTACAGCAACGTGACACAGGACAGTATCCAGTTTGTGCGGTTCACGTTACGTCCGTGGCTGTCCCGTATCGAACAGGCACTATCAACATTGCTGCCACGAGGACAAACGGCACGTTTCATTTTGGACGACTTGTTGCGGGCAGACACCGCAAGCCGGTATGCAGCTTACGAAGTTGGGTTGCGTGCAGGATTCTTGACCGTAGACGAAGTGCGAATGTTTGAGGACTTAACAGACGCAACTACACCGGAGACAGACTGATGTCAGAACTAATTACACGAACCGTAGAGTTTGCCGGGTTTGAAGTCCGGGACGACGACGACGGACACCACCTTGTTGGCATTGTGGCACCGTTTGGTGCTATCTACGATGCGGGCAGCTATTTAGAGCGGTTTGCACCAACAGCGTTTGACAAAACCATTGCGGAACGTGGCGAACGTATCCCGTTGTTAGAGCAGCACGCCACAGACCGTATGCCCATTGGACGGGCTGTCAGTTGGCAGAAAACAAATGACGGACTAATCGCAGACTTTCTATTGGCGAACACCCACCGTGGTGAAGAGGCACGCACCTTAGCCATGGACGGTTTCGTGTCCGGGTTTAGTGTCGGATTCATTCCGGTACGCACTCAATCGTCTGAACTGAACGGTAAACCGTTACGTACACGCACAGAAGCCAAACTAGACCACGTTGGGTTTGTGCGGAACCCTGCCTACACAGACGCACAACTAATTAGTGTCCGTTCGTTTGACCCGGACGACGGAGACCAAGTGCCACGTCTAGCCAAATACCGTCACCTTATGAAAGACCTAAACAATGGCTAACTACGGAAGTGTCACCGTCACAGATGTGGCCACCAAAATTTTGGACGTTAACGACGTGTACCGTCCCGTCTTTCTGCAAATTATCGGTAACCAAACCGTGTATTTGGGTGACAACGATTCTGTGACCACCGCAAACGGGTTCCCGGTAGTGAAACACACGAACGCTATTGAAGGGCAGCTAGCACCCGGTCAAGCGTTATGGGGTATTTGTGCTAGCGGTCAAACGGAAGATATCCGTTATTTCTCGCACGTTGACTAAACCGCTATGTGTATGATATTGGCAGACCGCCGATAGTAACGCCGCAAAGTCACCTTACTGTCACCGTCAGAACCTACCCAAATATCAGTTAGGAGAACTGACCGTGAAGTTGCTAGACCAACTTGTTGCGGAACGTGCAGAAATTTCCGAAGCCGTTGAAGCGGTTTTGGATAGGGCTGCCGAAGAAACCCGTGACCTTACAGAAACAGAAGACAAAAACCTTGGTGACCTGACCGCACGCGCAAAGGCACTTGATGCCCGTATCGCTGACCTGCGGGAAATTCAGGTCAGCCACCTTGAAGCAGCCAAGTTGCGCGCAGAAGTCGCAGCTACCGACGAACCACAGGAAGCACCAGCCGTGAACCGCGTTGACGTTAAGTCAGAACCATTGACCTACCAAGAGGACGCGCCACACTCGTTCTTCCGTGACTCGTACGCAGCAGAATTCCTTGGTGACGTTTCAGCGCAAGAGCGTCTGTCACGCCACACCAACGAGATGCGTCACGAACTGCGCGACTCAGGTTCAGGAAACTTCAGCGGGCTTGTCGTTCCGCAGTACCTCACCGGACTCGCGGCACCGTTCCTGCGTGCAGGACGTAACACCATGGACGTGGCCAACAGCCTTCCATTGCCAAACGACGGTTTGACCGTGAACGTGTCACGCATCACGACCGGAAGTAGCGTTGCAGCACAGGACGGCGACAACGGAGCAGTCACCGAAGCATCACCAGATGACACGTTGCTGACCGTCAATGTCCGCACCTACGCAGGCATGGTTGACGTATCACGTCAAGCGTTAGAGCGTGGCACCGGTGTTGACGGACTGTTGGCAGCTGACCTTGTGTCCGCATACAACAGCAAAGTCAACGCAGATGTCATTAACGGTGACGGCACTTCAGGCACCCACCTTGGAATCCTGAACACGTCCGGAATTGGTGACGTTGACGTTGACGACGCATCACCAACCGCATACGAGACATTCCAAAAGATTGTTAAGGCAATCGGAACTGTCACAGCTGCACGTTACGCACAGCCTGATGTCATCATCATGCACCCACGC